GCAGAGAACACGTTTTCGCAGGTTGAACCCCCAGCGGGGTTGCCTGCTTCACAATTTGAAAGAAGTGCTCAATGTCTGGTCCTGCGCGTAAGCCGAACGAGCTGAAGCGAAAGACTGGCAACCCGGGCAAGCGTCCACTGCCTGCGCTCGCAAGCGTCATCTCGTTGACGCAAGTCGAAGACGCACCTCTGCATCTGGACGAGCGCACGCGCGAGCTGTGGAATGATCTTCGCGCTCGAGCATCATGGATCGCTGACAGTGATCGTCCTGCGCTTCTGCTTCTGTGCGAGAAGTATGCGCGACGCTCTGAGCTGATCGCGAAGCTCGAGAGCTCTGATCATGTTCTCTACACGGACAAAGGTTACGCCTACGCGAATCCGCTTGTCGGCATGCTTTCGACGATCGAGAACGAGATCTTCAAGATCTTGTCGTCTCTGGGCTTGACTCCTTCTGATCGTTCGAAGCTTGGTGTCGCAGAAGTGAAGCGTGCATCTGCGCTCGACGAGCTGATCGCTCGACGTTCGCAAAGGTAGATCATGACTCAGGGGAAACGTAAGACAGACACGACATGGCCGCCTCGATGGTTGACGAAAGTTCCAGTCGCTGATCTGAAGAGAAGTCGCGGACTCGAAGTCGTCGACTTCGCTGAAACTTTGTGCAAGATCACGAAAGATTCAGTCGCAGGTTCTGCTGGCGAAGCGATGATCTTCAGGCCGTGGCAAGCGAAACTCACTGAGCATCTTCTCGCTGTTCGCGCAGACAACAAACTTCGACACAAGGTCGCTCTCATAGGTCTACCTAGAAAGAACGGAAAGTCCGCGTGGCTTTCTGCTCTTGCACTCGAGCATCTTCTGCTCGGTCCTTCTGGTGGCGAAGTGTATTCGTGCGCAGCTGACAGAGATCAAGCTCGCATCGTGTTCGGCACTGCCAAGCGCATGATCGAGATGCAACCTGAACTCAATGAAGTGCTCGATGTGTATCGTGATGCGATCTACAATCCGAAGACGGGTTCGACGTATCGCGCGCTCTCTGCTGAAGCGTTCACGAAAGAAGGTCTCTCGCCGACTTTCGTGGCGTTCGATGAGCTTCATGCTCAACCGAATCGTGAGCTGTTCGACGTGATGCAACTCGCGCAGGGCGCGCGGACTGAACCTCTTCTCGTGGCGATCACGACAGCAGGCGTCAAAGTTGACTCGACTGGCAGAGACTCGCTCTGCTATTCGCTTTATCAGTATGGTCAGCGCGTCGCTCTCGGCGAAGTTGACGATCCTTCATTCTTCTTCGCTTGGTGGGAAGCGCACGACCAGAAGCTTGATCATCGCGAAGAGCAAGCATGGCGTGAAGCGAATCCCGGTTTCAACGACATCGTCGCCAGTGATGACTTCGCGTCAGTGATCAACAGAACACCCGAGTCAGAGTTTCGCACGAAGCGTCTGAACCAGTGGGTCTCAACTTCTGACACTTGGCTACCTGCAGGAACTTTCGAAGCTTGTGCAAAGCCGAGAGAGATCGAGTCTGGCGCGAGTGTCGTGCTCGCTTTCGATGGCTCATTCAACGGCGACGCGACAGCGATCGTCGGCGTGACTGTTGAAGAGAATCCGCACGTCTTTGTTGTCGATCTCTGGGAGAAGCCAGAGGGCGAAGCAGCTGACTGGCAAGTTCCTGTTCTCGACGTCGAGCAGAGTCTTCGTGACGCGTGCGCGAAGTTTCAAGTCGAAGAGATCGCGTGCGATCCGTATCGCTGGGCGCGCACGTTCCAAGTGCTCGAAGATGAAGGCTTGCCGGTTGTGTTGTTTCCGCAGACTGCTTCGCGCATGACGCCAGCGACGACGCGCTTCTATGAAGCGATTATGAACAAGACGCTGACGCACGACAACGATGCGCGACTCGCACGTCACGTCAGCAACGCGACGATGAAAGTCGATCAGCGCGGTGCACGTCTCGCGAAAGAGACTCGACACTCGACGCGTCGCATCGACTTGGCAGTCGCTTCAGTCATGGGACTCGAGCGAGCTTCATGGCATCACACTCAAGGCGCGAGCCTTCCTGACATCTTCGACCCCTGGTCTATTGAGGAGTAACTATGCGCGACAAGATCACGACAGCTCTCGAAGTTGTCGGCTCTCTGTGCTTTGCGTCTGGCGTAGGTCTTCGTTTCGGCTTTGACTATTCTCTGATGATCATCGGCGTCGAGATGATCTTCTTCGGATACTTGGCGGCGTAATTCATGAGTCTTCTTCGACGCGCTCAGTCGGGCGAGTATCCGCAGTTCAACAACTACGTCAGTCCGCTCTCTCAGATGTATGGCTCGACAACAATGACGTCAGGTGCTGGCGAACGTGTTGACGAATGGACTGCGCTCGGGATCTCGAGTGTGCTCGCATCTGTGTCTCTTCTCGCTGACAGTGTCGCGAGCTTGCCTTTGCGCGCGTACAAGATCGAGAACGGGACTCGAAAGACGATCGCGCTTCCCAGCGTTCTTGCTGATCCAGATCCTGAGTCAAACACTTATGAGCTGATCCACATGATCGTCAGCTGCATGGCTCTTCACGGTAATTCGTACTTGCATGTCGATCGTGACACTCGCGGGAACATCATCGGCATCGTTCCCTTGCACCCGTATCAGATGCAAGTCTTGCCCAGCGGTGATCAAACTTCTCGACGTTATCTTCATCTCGGCAACGAGATGGCGCGTGACGAGATTGTTCACTTGCGCTGGTTCACGCCGCCGCAGTCACTTGTTGGCGTGTCACCTCTTATTCAGTCGCGCAACCTTGTTGGGCTATCGCTCGCGATGGATCGTCATCTCGCCCAGTTCTACGCGGAGGGCGCGACTCCATCTTCTGTAATCGAGACGCCTGACAAGTTGAACAAAGATCAAGCTCTTCTGATCCAACAAACATGGGAAGCAACGCACAGACGTCATCGCAAGCCTGCAGTGCTATCGAACGGCATGAAGTGGCGAGCGATTCAGTCGAGCGCAGCTGATCAACAGATGGTCGAGATGCGCGAGCAGTTGCTTCGCGACATCGCGCGCATCTATCGCATACCGTCTCATCTGATCGGCGCGATGGGTGATAACCAAACATACGCGAACGTCGAGCAACAGTCGCTCAACTTCTTGACGCACACTGTCACGCCGTGGCTCGTTCGCGTAGAGCAAGGTTTATCGAAGGTGCTGCCTGATGGCGTCGATGTCGTGTTCGATTATTCGCAGCTCTTGCGCTCTGACTCGTTGACTCGCGCGAAAGTGAATCAACTCAACATCGCGATGGGCGCACGCACAGCGAACGAAGTTCGACTACTGGACGGCTTCGAGCGTTACGAAGGTGGCGACGAGTTCCATCAAGCACTTGTCGGAAACGTCGTAGCCGGTGGCGATCTCGCTGCTCTTGGAATTGACGCCAGCGATGATGCGCCGATGATGGGCGTGCTCGAGTAATGGCAGAGACGTATCGTCCACCTCAGACTGTGCGCGATAACGCGAAGCGCGCACTCGAATGGATCAACGACGGACTCGCAGGCGACAGCTTCACAGATGTTGGTCGTGCTCGCGCTTCGCAACTAGCTCGAGGCGATGCGCTGTCGAAGAAGACTGTCCTGCGCATGTATTCATTCTTCTCTCGACATGAAGTCGACAAGAAGAGCAAAGGCTTCTCAAGCAACGACGAAGACTTTCCGAGTCATGGTCGTGTCGCTTGGGACGCATGGGGCGGCGACGAAGGTTTCACTTGGTCGGCGAAGATTCGTGACTCACTGAAAGCGCGTGGCGCACTATTGAAAGGCAACACTATGCAAGAACGTGACATGCTCGCGCCAGTCGTTGACGACGTGTCAGCAGACTCGAAGATCTACGGCGTCGACGTTGACTCATTCTCTGACTCGATCATGGCAGTCGACGCTTCAATGGACGCAGCTCAAACTCTTCTCGAGCAGTACGAAGACAAAGACGAGATCGTCTCTCAGGCTTACTATCTGATCTGCGCCGCTGATGCCGCACTGTCGAAAGTCATTGAAGCTCTCGGACTTGTCGACGCTGACGACGAGATGAACATGCAAGAAGAGACTGACGCTGTCAGCACTGCGAAGATCGTCGAGCAGATGTCTTCGTACGTTGAGCTCGAAGCGCGCAAGTATGCGATCGAGTCAGCTGAGCGCATCACGATGAACTCTGAAGTGCGATCAGTCACCACAGAAGACGGCTCTCTTCGAATCGCTGGCTATGCGGCGACGTTCAACTCTGAAGCATCAGGCTTGAGCACTCGCGAAGTGATCGCGCCGGGCGCATTCTCTCGATCTCTTGCATCTGACGAACCTGTCTTTCTGCTTGTCAATCACGACACAGATCAGCTGCCTCTTGCTTCGACACAGTCGGGCACTCTTCGCTTGAGCGAAGATGAGCACGGCTTGCGCATGGAAGCGGATCTCGATCCAAACAATGCGCGAGCAGTCGAGCTCGCATCTGCACTCGAGCGCGGTGACGTCGACAAGATGTCATTCGCGTTCTCTGTCGCCCCCGGTGGCGATACTCGTGCAGAAGGTTTGCGCACTCTCAAAGATCTGAACTTGTTCGAAGTGTCAGTCGTGACATGGCCCGCTTATGACAGCACAAGCGTCGCGATGCGATCTGCTACTTCGAACGACATTGAGTTGCTCGAGCTACGTCGGCGCAAGATCGCGCTGAAGCTCGCACTCAATCTTTAAGACTCACTCGGCGTCACAACGACGCGCGAGTGTTTGCCCTTGGCGCATCTGCCCCGACGGCGACTCTATTCACACACACAAAAGGAGAACAAGCATGAGCATGCTTGACAACTTGCGCGAAGCGCGCAACACAGCCGCGAGCGCGGCTGAAGAGCTTCTGAGTGCGTCTGAGGTCTCTGCTGAGGCACTCGATGCAGCTGAAGCTCGTGCAGGCGAGATCAAAGATCTCGACGCAAAGATCGCAACAGCCGAAGCTCTAGAAGCTCGCACTCGTGAGCTCGCTGAGTCTCGCGCGACTGCTGGCGTTCAGACGTTCGGTTCAGCAGTCATCGGCAAAGAGCAGATGACCTACGATCGCAACTCTGACAACTCATTCGTGCGCGACATGATCAACGCGCAACTGCGTGGCGACTCTGACGCTCGTGCTCGTCTCGTGCGTCACCAGAGCGAAGTTGCTGTCGAGACTCGCGACATCAACCGAACAGACACAAGCGGCGGCGATTTCGTTCCGCCCTTGTATATCACGAATGAGTACGCCGAACTGGCCCGTGCCGCTCGAGTGGGTGCGGATCTTCTCACGAAGATGGCACTGCCCGCTGGAACGGACAGCATAAACATTCCGCGCATTACGACTGGAACCGCGGTAGGTTTCCAGTCGTCCGACAACAGCTCGACGTCGAATCAGGACATGGTGACAGCGACTGTCACTGCTCCAGTGCGTACGATCTCAGGATACGAAGGCGTGAGCATTCAGCTCGTCGAGCAGAGTCCGCTCTCAGGCGGACTTGATCGCATGGTCTTTGGCGATCTGATGGCTGACTATGCGCTGAAGTTGAACACAGCAGTCGTCGGCAACGGTGACGGAACTTCTGGCACTCTTCAGGGCTTGACGTATCTTGGCATCAACTCAGGAAACTCGATCACCTACACTGCTTCATCACCTGACGGTCCGGGCACGCAGAAAGCGATCGCGCAAGCGATCTCTGGCGTCGTCTCGAATCGCTATCGTGCACCAGAAGCGATCATCATCTCGCCGTCGACTTGGTACTGGCTCGCGTCTGCTACTGATTCACAGAACCGTCCGCTGATTGTTCCTAGTGCGAATGGTCCGTTCAACGCGAATGGCGTGAACACTAACCCGGGCGCAGCTTCTGGTCTTGTCGGTTCGATTCATGGTGTCAATGTGTACGTCGATGCGACTGTGCCAACGATCAACACGAACCAGTTGCCGATCATCGCTGGCAAGTTCTCGGACAGCTACCTGTTCGAGTCTGGCGTGAAGAGCCGTGTGCTTCCTGACGTCCAGTCTTCGACGTTGACCGTCCGCTTCCAGGTTTACGGCTATGTCGCACTAGCGCATCGCTTCCCGAAGGCTGTGTCTGTTGTTTCAGGTACAGGCGTCGCGAAGCAGACTGGCTTCTAGTCACTGCTCAAGATGTATCGCTGACGAGCAGTTATCCCCTGACTGCTCGTCAGCGTTCTTCACAACAATTCAAGAAAGGACTCTTCATGAGTTACATCGAAGCATTGAAGACAGAGCTCGAAGGTGCTGTCGACAAGAAGCACATCGCAGAGATCAAAGCTGAGCTCAAGAAGTTTGGCGAGAAGATCGTTGACGATGTTATCGAGACTGCTTCTTCTGACACTCAGCACGAAGTCGCTCGCGTCTCTAAGTCTGCTAAGTAAGAAGAGGTCTCACTATGTCGTCGAACTTTCCTAACGCGCTTGACTCGTTGACGAATCCGACGGCGACTGACTCGCTCGACTCTGCTAATGTTCCGCACGCTGATCAGCATGCGAACGCGAATGACGCGATCGAAGCGATCGAGTCGACTCTGGGCACTAATCCTCAGGGCGCGTCTGCGACTGTGAAAGCTCGTCTCGATGCACTCGACACGACTGTCGCTGACAAAGAGACACCAGCTGGCGCACAAGCGAAAGCTGACGACGCTAAGACGTCAGCGATCTCGACTGCTTCTGCTGACGCAACGACGAAAGCGAACGCCGCTCAAGCAGCTGCTCAAACTTTCGCGACGAACGCTGACACGACTGTCGCGTCGAACGCTTCGAGCGCACTGTCGACGCACGCTTCAGCGAGCACGAACGTGCATGGCATCGCTGACACGTCTGCTCTCGTTGTCAACACTGACACGCGTCTGACTGATACGCGCACCCCCACGAACGGCACTGTCACAGATGCGAAGATCGACCCGTCTGGTCTCGCGCAGTCTTCGATCAACGGTGTCGCGATCGCAGCTTGGGCACCTTCGACTTCTTATGCGAAAGGTGCGCTCGTCTCGTATCAGGGCGTCGCGTATCGACGCATCTCTGCTGGAACTTCTGACACGACTTTCATGACTTCAATGTGGCAACAAGTTACGCCGACACCTTCAACTTCTGGCGCATCGAACTCTCTCGTCGCGACTGACTCGAGTGGCAACATCACAGCGACAACAGTCAACGCAAGCGTGCTCACAAACGGCGGCGGCACTGTCACAGCTGGCGCATACGTTCAAGTCGGTACTGGTTCAGTCAATGGAAAGATCCAGCAACCTGCATCGGGCACGCCGACTCTGATCTTGCCTAGTGTTTCTGGGACTCTCGCTCTCGCTGACGGATCCAATCTTGCGAACAACGCAATCACGACAGCGAAGATCGCTGACAGTCAGATCACATCTGCAAAGATCGTCGACGCGACAATCATCGACGCAGACATAAACGGCGCCGCCGCTATTGTTGCGACGAAGATCTCTGGCACTGCGAAGACTGCACTGAACCCTTCTTCTGATCAGCTCGCCCAAGAGTTTATGACTTCGACAGGAATGGACATTCAGTCTCGACTCTTAACTGCGAACACTCGTCAGCTTGGAAACAATGTCATGTATATCTCTTGGTTCGTTGCGACAAAGACTTTCACTTGCTCGACGATCACAGTCTCAGTCACTGTCGTCGGGGCACCATCTGCGCCGCCAGTCAATAACAAAGTGCAGGTCGGTCTCTTTCAACCTTCTGATGCTCAGGGTGCCTATTCTGCTTCTACGCCGACAAGTGCAAAGTGCTTGGCGATCGCGATCAAGAATGGCACAGCAACGATGGGCGGCTTCAACGCTGTGACGAGTGAGTCGTTCACTCTGGGAATCACAAAGACAGTCGGCTCAGCTGACTCTGGAACTGCGACGCCGATTTCGATAACAGCTGGGCAAGTTTATGGCGTCGGCTGTGTCGCATCTGCGACGACTGGATTCTCGACTGCGCCGTCTTTGGCGGCTTATGCAACTGGTGCAGCTGCGAGCGGTCTTGCACCATACACAGTCGGACAAGTCTCTCTGACTTTGCTGACTGATGTGCAGAAAGATCAGATCTTCACTGTGACAACTGGCGCGTCTGCGACTCAATGGGCGCGTCTTTCGTGACGTCTTCCATGTCTGCTCGCACAGTGTCGAGCGCGTCGATGTCTTCGAAGTCAAAGTCTTCGAGCTCGATGAGTTCTCGATCTGTGTCGACTTCGATCGTCACTCATGTTCTCTACAACGCGAGCATCTCATACAACTCGACACTGACGTACAACGCGTACGTCACTGCTGGCTCGATGTCATCAGCGTCGAAGCGTTCAGCTCAAGCAAGTTCGCGCACGATCAGCACTGCAAGCATGAAAGCGAGATAAGCGATGGCATACGATCTCGGCGACGTCGTCGCTCTTGGCATCACGATCACAGACGCTTCAGGGGCGAACGCTAACGCAACGAGCGTCTCTGCGACGATTACTCAACCCGATGGAACTTCTGTGACACCTACTGTCACGAACAGCTCTGTCGGCTTGTATGACGTCTCATTCACGCCGTCTCAGTCTGGTCGTCATCTCGTTCGCTGGCTAGCGACAGGCGCGAACGCGAGCGCATTCACTGACGAGTTCAGTGTTCGCGATCTGACTCGACTGCCTGTCGTGTCATATAGCGACGTGCTCGCGCATTTGAACATTCCTAGCGCGAGCGCGAACGAAGACGAAGTTCGACGCTTCATCGACGCAGCTGAAGATCTCGCAGAGCAATACTGTGGTCTCGTACTAGGTCGTCGCACGTTCACGTCTGAGAAGTACGACGGCGGCGTCGACAACATTCGACTCGCGAATGCGCCGATCTTGAGCGTGTCCAGTGTCTACGAGAACGGCGTCCAGCTCGCGTCTTCGCAATACAAGATCGACGTGACGAGTCAGCGTCTCTATCGCTTGAGCTCAGGTGTCATCGGTTCTTCTTCGTACGGTTACTGGGCGACAGGTGTCGACGCTGTTGTCGTCACATACACAGCAGGATTCTTGATTACGCCGCCGACTATTCAGCAGGGCGTTCTCGAGATCATTCGTCATCTCTGGCAGACACAGCGCGGCGCCGTTGGCGTCATAGGTTTGTCACAGTCTGGTGACGAGTTCTCGTCAGGTTCGACCTATTCTCTTCCACGTCGCGCACAAGAGCTGCTCGATCCTCAGAGTCTTCCGGGCATGGCGTGAGCGCGCCAGCGTTCTCGAGCGTGCTCTCGAGTGTGATCACTGCTCTGCGTGCGTCATCTTCTTTGACGAACGTGCGCATCTTCGACGGCGTCGAGATAGATCAGTCCTACCCCGGTGACGCTGTCGCTGTTGGTCATGACGGCTCGCTCGAAGCAGACGAGATTCAGGCTGGCGACTTTCGTCAAGAGTATGCACCAATCGGCGCGAAGTCGAAGATGGAAGACGGTTCGCTGAATTGTTTCCTCTGGTCATGGGACGGCGCATCAGACGTCTCAGCTCGACGCGCTCGAGCGTACGCACTGCTCGCTTCATGCGAGCAAGCAATACGAAGCGATCCGAGTCTCGGTGGCGTCTGCTTGTACGCGAATCTCGAGACTGCGACGACAAAGTATCGACAGACGACTGCAGGTGCAGTCGTGATGATCACATTCGTGATCACTTATCGCGCCCGAATCTAATCAACGAAAGAGAGAGTCATCGTGGCAACTATCAAGAATGTGAGTCCGCTTGGGGATCTTGAGATCCCTTCGCTCAACATCACAGTGCTCGCAGGACAGACAGCGGAAGTCTCTGACAGTGACGCGACTCTGCTTCTTCTTCAGACAGACGTCTGGCAGTCAGTCGATGCGAAGACATCGAAGTCAAACAACAACAGCGCACCGGTCGAACCGGCTGCCGAGTAAGGAGCAACACACATGGCTATCGGTTCAGGTCTCAGCGGTCAGCTGGGCATGGTTAAGGAAACGACGTTCGGCACAGCTGTCGCCGTGACTCGCTTCTTCGAGTTCAATTCTGAAAGCGTCGATCTTCAGAAGACGACTGTGCAAGGTATGGGTCTGCGAGCAGGTGGACAAGTCGCTCGTGCGATTCGTCGCGTGCTCACTGCGACTCAAGTCTCTGGCGACTTCGAGATCGACTTGCCAGCGAAAGGTCTAGGACTTCTGCTTTCAGCTGCGACAGGTACTGCCCCAACGGGCACTGCTAACGCTGGCGGAACTGGCAAGACGTTCGACTTCACGCTGGGCGACTTGTTCGGCTCTTCTTACACTTTCCAGATTGGTGTCCCACAATTCAACGGCACAGTCACGCCGAAGACGATCGCAGGTTGCAAGATCTCATCGTTCGAGCTGAGTGTCGACAACGTCGGCATGGCGAAAGGCAAGTTCAGCATCGACGGCAAGTCAATGACGACGTCGGGAACTGGCGCAGCTGCTCTTCAGACTGCTTCGTACACGACAGCGAACAACTTGTTTCACTTCGCGCAGGGTTCGATCACAGTCAACGGCACAACAGCTGGCGACATTCGTGACTTCTCAATCAGCGTCGACAACGCGTTGAAGACTGATCGCTTCAATCTGGGCAGCTTGACTAAGTCTGAACAAGTGATCTCTGGCTTCAGAAAGATCACAGGCAAGATGACAGTCGAGTTCAACTCGACGACGTATCTCGATGCGTACGTCGCAGACTCGAACGTCGCAGTCGTTCTCACACTTGCAGGCGCAACAATCGCGGGCAGTGACAAAGAGTCGATCGTGATCACTCTTCCTCAGATCAAGCTCGACGGCGACACCCCGAACGTGTCTGGTCCTGACGTGATCATGCAGAACATCAGCTTCGAAGCTCTTGCAGATGACTCGACTGGTCAGCCGATGACTATTCGCTACATCACGAGCGACTCTGCACTCTAGTCGTGTCGAGCATTGACGTAAACACTCAGAGCGATGACTTGCGCTTCTACTATAAAGAGTTGCGCAAGTTCTCGCCTGAGCTCGCGAAAGAACTTCGCAAGAGTCTTCTGCGCGCAGCTGCTCCAGTCGTGCAAGAGATTAAACAGTCAGCGCGAGCACTACCAAGCAAAGGTGCCATCGGTTCAGAGCGCAAGCACAAGGGATCGAGTCTAGGTTTACGTCAGTCTCTTGCAGCTGCAACTCAAGCTCGTCTCGTCACTGGCACTCGTGACGCGCGCGTCGAGATTCGAATCTCGAGCACTCGCTTCGCGCAAGTGTCAGGTCGTTATCGCTCGCTGCCGTTTCATGTCGAAGGCATCGCTGTCAAAGGCAAAGCACGCTGGCGTCACCCAGTCTTCGGCAACGAAGATCACTGGGTGACGCAGAAGCCGACGCCGTTCTTCGTCAGCATTCTGCAAAGCGTTCGCGCGGGCGCACTATTTCAGAAAGCAGCTGAGCGCGCGCTCAGTCAAGCGATCAACAAGATCTCAAACTAACAAGGGGAATGCATTATGCCAGTCAAGATCAAAGAGAAGATCTATTACCTACCCGGCGAAGAAGGTCAGCGCAGTTTGACACTCGCTGAACAACGACGCATCGAGCGCGAGTTTCGACGTCCGCTCGAGAAGATCCTTGCGTCTGCGAGCGTCACAGATAAGCAGCTGAAGAGCATGCCCGAGTCGAAGCGCGACGAGATCGAAGTCGATCGTCGCGAGATCGGTCTCATCATGATCTGGGTGTCTCGTCTTCGTGCAGGTGAAGATCTGACGTTCGATGAAGCGACAGACATTGAGATCGAGAATCTCGAAGACATAGATCTGGGCGGAGTTTCGACAGACGACCCAAAAGCAATAGAGGGCTAGTCTGCCCGATCGAAGAGCGCGTCTTCAAATACATGCCGCTCTTGTGCAATACGTTCCCAGCAATCTCGCCGTGGAACATCTGGGACCTCGAGACAGGGGTCTTCGATCTGCTCGTTCGAGCAGCTGAGAAGAAGGAGTAATCGTGGCAGATAAGTCGCTGAAGATGTCGATCTACGGGCGCGACGTTAACGCTTCGAAGACTCTTCACAACATCGGGAAAACAGCAGAGCACACTTCGGGCATGATCTCAAAGATCGGCACGATAGCTGCAGGCATCTCTCTCGCGCATCTTGCGACTGAAGCTGGCGCATTCGTCAAAGACTCACTCGGCAAGTTCGCCGAAGTTGCTGGCGAAGTTCGAACGCTTCAGCGTTACACAGGCGCCAGTGCTGAGTCGATGTCTAAGTTGCGCGAGACTGCGAAGATGTCTGGCGTCTCGACGCAAAGTCTCGGCAAAGGTCTGCGCCAGCTGTCTGTCTTCATGGCAAACAACAAGAACGCATCGACGATCATGGGCGAGTCTGTCAAAGACTCGACAGGTCATCTCAAGAGTCTCGACTCGATGCTTCCGACGATCATGGATAAGTTCGCGAAGATGCCAAACGGTCCCGAGAAGACTGCCATCGCTGTGAAGATGTTTGGACGTGGCGCGACTGAGATGATCCCTTTGCTCAATCGAGGCAGCGCAGGCTTGAAAGAGTTCGGCGACGAAGCTGAGCGCAACGGTCTCGTGCTCTCCCAGTCGAATCTTGACGCAGTCAAGAAGAACACGATGGCGCAGAGATCTTTCCATTCTGCCATCGAAGGTCTGCAAGTCCAGATCGGCATGCGTCTTTATCCGGTGCTCACGTCGATCACTGAAGCGTTCATGAAGCAGTGGCCCGTCATCAGAGAACATCTCGAACCTGCGATGAAGACGTTCGCTCAAGTATGCAAGACGCTTGGACACTTCGTCTCTGACGTTGTCTTGCCCGGCATTGTTCATCTCGCGAAGTGGTTCGAGAAATACAAAGGAATCATCGTCCCGATCGTGGGGGCGATCGTGTCAATGGTCGTCGCATACAAAGCATTCATCGCCGTTCAACGAGTCGGCATCGCGATCATGGAACTTTATAAGGGCGCACAGATTCTCTACATCGCGATGACGTCAGGCATGACAGCTGCTCAGACTGCTCTCACATTCGCGACAGAAGGTGGCACTGCTGTCACTAAGGGTTATGCAGTAGCGCAAGCCATTCTCAACACAGTCATGGAAGCGAACCCGATCGGGCTTGTCGTGCTCGCCATCGTCGGTCTCGTCGCCGCGATCGTAATCGCATGGAAGCACTCAGAGACTTTCAGGAAGATCGTGACTGGCGCGTTCCATGCTGTTGCGAATGCAGCTGTCAAAGTTGTCGCATGGATCAAGTCACACTGGCCTCTTCTTCTTGCGATCATCACAGGGCCCTTCGGTCTCGCTGTGCTGATGATCATGAAGCATCGTGATCAGATCGTCGGCTTCTTCAAAGCTGTGCCGAAGATGCTGATGAACGCGCTCAACGGTGCGAGCTCGTGGCTCTATCACACTGGCAGAGACATCATCACAGGCTTGTTCAATGGCGCGAAGTCTTTGCTCTCAAAGGTTGGCTCATTCTTTCTGGATCATCTTCCCAGCTGGATCAAAGAACCGTTCAAGAAAGCTCTGGGCATTCAATCGCCGTCGAAGGTCTTTCATGAGTTTGGACGCTTCATCACTCAAGGCTTGATCGACGGTCTCACTTCAACAGCTGCGAAAGTGCATTCGACTGTCTCGAAGTTGGGCAGTCTCGTCACGAGCGCATTCAAGAATAAGACGTCGTCTGCTGACGACGACTTCTTGAAGTATCTGGACAAGCAAGAGTCGAAACTTTCGAAACTTGCGAAGCAGAGAGTCGCAACGACGAAAGCGTTGAGCACTGCTCGCGATCATCTTGCGAAAGTTCGCGACGACAAGAAGTCGTTCTACTCGAACGCACTTGGCTCTTCAGACTCTTTCGACAAGTTCTCTCTCGGCAACGGCGAAGCGACGAGCTCATCGACTGGCAATCCTTTGAGCAACTACATCGCGCGCATGCGTGAAAGTTTGTCTCAGACGCTCTCATTCAAGTCGAACGTGCAGTCACTGAAGGGAAAGCTGCCAGCGTCTTTCGTCAACGAGCTGATCGCTCAAGGCGTGTCTGCTTCTGATCTCGTCGACGCTCTCGCTCATGCTGATCCGTCGACGCTTGCAGAGATCACTTCTCTGTCGAAGCAGAAGACTGACGCTGACACTTCTCTCGCACGCTACGCGAGCGAAGCAGTGTTCGGATCTGCTGAGAGATCTGCTGAGAACGCTGTGCGCGTCGCTTCGCGCTCTGACAGTAATGTCGCGAACGCACAGATGAACACTGCTCAAGCAGTGAAGACTCGAGCATCTGCACTTCTTGCACTAGCTCGAGGCACTGCTGACACTGCGTCGAGTTCACACTCGTCGAAGAAGTCAAAGAAGTCTCACGCGTACACAGGACCGACTCTGCCTGCTCTTGCAGCTGGCGGCGTCGTCACTCGTGCGACTGTCGCTCTCATCGGAGAAGCGGGCCCTGAAGCTGTCATTCCTTTGTCTCGCATGAAGTCTGGATCTTCGAGCAGTCCTGTCGTCGTTCACGTTCACGTCGCTGGAAGCGTCATTCGTGAGCACGATCTCGCTGTCAGTGTTCGAGATCAGATCGCTCAGATGATGCGTCGTCGCGGAGTCAATCCTTCGATCTTGGGCGTGTAGTCGATGGGCTTCTACAACGGGACAGACGCCCCGACTTTGAAAGTTCAGTTTCTGTCGTCGTTCGTTTCAGTGTCGCCAGTCTGGGTGACTGTTGCGACGTCTGACATTCGTTCGATCAGTATCAGACGCGGACGCACTCAAGAGAATCAGCTCGTGCAGACTGGCACTTGCTCGATCGAGTTCGACAATCGTTCAGGCGATTACGATCCAGACAACTTGAGCTCGATCTATCAGTACGGAACGTACCCGACGTTCTCTGCGAATCTGCCGATGCGTGTTGTGTCAACATGGTCAGGCGTCGATCGCTATCTCTTCTGGGGCTATCTCGAAGAAGTTCAGACTGATCTCTCGCTCGATCCTGTGGCGACGTTCACTTGTGTCGATGCGTTCTCAGTGCTCGCTCGAAAGACGATCTCGTATTCTGCATACGGTGTCGACTCGAGCGCGACTCGTGTCTCAACAATTCTCGATCTCGCTGGCTGGCCTAGTGCAGATCGAAGCTTGTCAACGTATCGCAGTTTCTCACCTCGCAACTATGGCACGACCAACGCTCTCGCAGCTGCTCAAGAGTGCGCCTCAGCAGAGTTCGGTCGTCTCTTCATAACGACGAGCAACGTCGTGAAGATGACGCCGTATGAGAACATCTTCACAGCGACAAACAGATTCACGCTTTCAGATGTTCCCAGCTCGACGACGATCGAGTATGACAACATCTCGACAAGTCCAGGCTCGAAGTATCTGATCAACAGCGTCACGATCACAGACGTGAACGGCGCGATCACTGGAGCTGCAACAAACACAGACTCGATCGCTCAGTACGGCACAGTCAACTTCTCACTCATGGCGCCTCTCGCGTCGAGTGTTTCGTCGCCGACTCAGCTCGCGAAGATCATCGCAAACAAATACGCGTTCGCGCAGACTCGAGTCGACTCGATCGTCTTCAGCGTCTCAGGCTTATCGACATCTCTTTGGTCTTCTCTGCTTCAGACTGATCTCGGCGATGCGTGCACTGTGAAGCGCACAACAGTCGACTCTCGTGCTCTGACTTATGCGTGCTTGATCGAAGGACTGAATCACGACATCACAGTCGACGACTGGCGAGTGAGTCTTTCGCTGTCGCCGGGTGTAGCACCAAGCTCATCGAGTTTGAACAGCGCATTCATTCTCGACAACTCTCTTCTCGACAGCACAGATCCTCTCTGGTATTAGGAGCAAACAATGGCAACAGGTTTCCCAGTCAAGGGCACAGGTGGCGCGTCAACGTACACGTCTGGAAGTGTTCTCAGCTCGTCAGATCTCAACGATCTCGGCGGAACTCTTAACAGTCTGAACGACTCAACGAACTACCCCTACGCGTATTCGAATGCGAGTTCGCCTGATGCTATTCGTCGTCCGTTGCCTTTCGCTGTGAGTGCAGACAAGATCGCATTCTCAGGAACTCTCGCCGCGGGCAGTGGAGCGAGCGCGACTGTGCTCTTCAACACGACGTCAAGATTCACTCAAGTTCCAGTCGTCACAGCGACAGCAAACTCGAGCGGCTATGTCGCCGCAAGTGTTGGCGCAATCTCGACGACTGGCTTCACTGCTCGCATCTTCAATCCGTCATCGACGACTATCTCTGCAGGCTACTCACTGCACTTCATAGCGATCCAGATGACCTACACAAGTCCGACCAACTCTTAGGAATAGAACATGATCATGAAGCTGACGTGCAGATCTGAAGACTGCAACAACAAAGACGTCGAGATCGAGTTCGCTGACCCTGAAGATCTCGTCATCTGTGGCGCCTGTCATAACGAAGTGAAAGACAAGATCGAAGTCGTCGAGTCGTAGCGCATGGCTTCACTACCTGAGACAGCGAATCTCGCTCAAGTTGTCAGTCTGTTCACGCCGCTGATCGCTGGCGCGTTCGGTCTCTGGCGTCGCATCGAACACAAGCAGACAAAGTTCGAACTCACACAGCAACGCATCTCGGACAAGCTCGACGTGATCACAGCACAGTTCGGACCGAACGGCGGTGGCTTGCGTCAAGCAGTGAATGAGATGTCGAAGAAGATCGACAAGATCGAAGAACGACAGATCGACATCGGCGACAAAGTCGCTCGACTGCAAGGCGAGTTCGATCAACACATCATCGAAAGTTAGGAAACACCATGCTAGTTGGAAAGAAGCCTACGTTCTCAAAGATCACAGGCAGTCAAGCGTTCGCTCACATGCATCAGTGGCTTCTTCAGCACAAGAGCGTTGCTGTCGGACACTGTCATGCAACTTGTCAGAATGCTTGGGGGCTTCCTGTAAAGTACGCGTCAGCGATCGACGCTTGGAATCACATTCCTGCGAAGCATCGTCACACTGACATGAGCAAGGCTCCAGTGGGCGCACCCGTCTTCTTCTCAGGTGGCTTGTATGGTCATGTCGCGCTTCAGTCAGATCGCTTTGGCGTTCTCATCTCGACAGATGCGCCCAGCGCAGGCTTCATCGGTGAAGAGCGCGTCGACTACTTCACGCGAGTCTGGGGCAAGCAGTTACTAGGCTGGGCATCGCAATACAACGACGTCGACTTGCAGCTAAACAAACTACCGTCTCGAGCATAGTCATGAACTCACAACTCAGAAGTGCGCTCGCAACTTATGCTCGAGCATTCATCGCATCTGTCATCACTGGCATGATCGCATTAAACATCTCGCCCTTGACGATGACTCGTCAAGATCTTCTCGCACTCTCTAACGCTGTTTGGGTGTCGTTCTTGCCGGTGCTGATGCGTGCACTGAACGCGAAGGACACTGCCTACGGTGTCGGATCGTCTGACAGCTGACGCGCATGAGTTTGTCTGACAAGCTCGCGCAAGTTCGCAACACGTCGCAACTCTGCGCCGTGAAGCGTTTCTGCATCTCTGCCAGCGATGAAGATCGCGACGCTGTGATGTCTGCGATCGCTGACGAGACGATCTCTAGTCGTGCTCTGGCGCGAGTGCTCGCTGAGAACGATGTCGACATCAGTCGAAACTCGATCCAGTCGCATCGACGTCGTGAGTGTAAGTGTGAACGATCATGAGTTCATTCTCTGAGCAGCTCAACAGACTCTCGTCACCCGGCGCGTCTGGCTCTGACACTCGATCATCGAATACGCCTGACGCATGGCGCGCTCGTCTCGAGCTCGACGAGTCTGGCGGCTTCTTCGTATCGACGCCGCGCACTGCTGGCGAGCTGCCCGATGCTGTGAATCTTCTGAGCGACTTCGATCTCGATGCTGATCTCTGGCGTGTTGTCTCTGTGCGTCGTTCTCGCTGGCAAAGATACGACGGCGAGTGGCTCGAAGCTGCTCGCGTCAGTGTTGTACCTGCTCAGACGTATCAGTCGCAGAGCGACTCTGACATCGAGTCTCTGTGTGACGAGATTCGTCGCTGGCGTCCCAGTGCTCGTCAGAAGCAAGCAAGCGGTGCTCTGAGTGCTGTTTATGCCATCGGGGACACTCAATACGGCAAAGACTCTGGGGACGGTTCTTCTGGCACTGTGCGTCGTGTTCAGAATGCGATCGAGCAGAGCGTCATCAGACATCGAGAACTTCTCAAGTCAGGTCGCGCGATTGGCACGATCGTCATGCCACAGCTCGGCGACTGTGTCGAAGGTTCGACAAGTCAGTCTGGCAAAGTGCTCGGGCGTTCAGACTTGAACGTCACTCAGCAGACTCGTGTCGCTCGTCGACTTCTGCTCGCATGGATCAAAGCTCTCGCGCCTCTTGCAGAGAACGTGATCGTGCCAGCAGTGCCCGGCAATCATGACGAACCTCATCGTGTTGTGATCACTGACTCTGCTGACTCGCTTCAGATCGAGATCGTGTCAGCTGTGCAAGATGCTTGTGCTGAGAACGATGCGCTCGCTCACGTTCAATTTCGTTATCCTGAGAGAGATGCTGACTCGCTCGCGTTGAATCTCGACGGCGTCGTGCTTGGCATGATCCACGGGCATCAGACGCGCAACGTCGATAAGTGGCTACAAGAGCAAGCAACAGGACGCACGCCAGTCGGCGACTCTGACGTTCTGTTGTCTGCTCACTTTCATCACTTCATCGCTCAACAAGTCGGACCACGTCTGCACATTCAAGTTCCTGCGATGGACGGTGGCTCGCCATGGTTTCGCAATCGACGCGGACTTGAATCCCCGTCAGGAATTGTCTCTCTAGTTCTCGGCGACGGCTACGACGCGAGACGCGATCTCTGCGTACTCGCTGGTGAGTCTCGCTGACTTGTAAGTTGTTTACACATAAAGAAGCCCCCGACTGTCATTCGTTGACAGTCGGGGGCTTCTTTGTTGTTTGTCTAGTCTGCGAATCTCACACAGACGACCCAGTGATCTCTGTTCGTCTTCGACGACGTGATGCTCTCATGCTTGTGCACTGGAGCAGACTCTCGTCGAGCGACTTCAGCAAGTGCTTGCTCTTGCGTGTCGTACCACGCGAGTTCAATGTTCATCGGGTGAAACTCGATCTCAGAAGTGCTCATGACTGCACGCTCACGCGACGCTGAGGTGACTGTGCGTCGTCTTCTGCGATCGTCACCATCACTGGACTGATCACGATCGGCTCATTGTCGAGAACTTCAGCTCGTGCAGCTGCGCGATCTGTGCGTTGCTTGTGAATAGCGCCTGCGACGTGAGAGATGACGCCCCACGCGTCGCAGATGTCGCAGTCGCAATTCCCTGAGCCGCGCACTTCGTTGATGTGAGTGCGTTCGAGATAGCGCAGAAGATCCATCGCGCTGACTTCGTCAAAGATGTAAGAGAGCTGCATCATGATCATGCACCTGCCGTCACGATGATGCTGTCGTCTTTGAGTAGTTCCTGCAACAACTCGTCATGCTCTTCGATGTATGAATCGAGACGACGAATGATGCTCCGTCGAAAGATCGTTCTTGGTACGAGACGAAGCTCTGCGACGAGAGACTTGATCTCTTCGATCTCGTGCGCTTCTGCGATCTCGAGCACTGCTTCGTCGATCGCTTCGTCGATCGCTTCTACGATCCTGTCTGCCAGTTCTTTGCGTAATGCATGCATGTCTTGTCCTTTGTCCGTTTTATGCGCTGTCCGGCGCATAGTTAGACATTAAGGCAAGTCCTCGGCTCAAGGCAAGCACATTCTAGGAATAAATAAGAAGAGAGAGTTTCACCTTGTAAACAAAGCGAAACTCTCTCAGCAGCTGACTTCGTCGCGATCGTCGCCAGCATGTCGAGCCACGGACATAGCATCGACACTTCTAGTCTAATCTACGCGCTCGCGTAGATCGGAACCTGTAGCAAGTTGACAACCGAGGTCGGTCTCGACTGCTCGAGCGCAGTGTATTGCTGAGTCGTCGCGACACTCGCGTGACGCATCAGATCACGAACAACAAGAAGATCGCCCCCTGATGCTTTCAACGCGCTGGTCGCAAAGTAATGCCGACAAGAATGGAACTTCTTATCGACGCCGACTCGACGCATCTCTTCGCAAGCGTATGCGCTGATCTTGTTTGGGTTCAGATTCCAGAGACGACCGAGTCTGCCTTGCTTCTGAATGATCTCTGCAACAAGCGGGTGCGCAGGAATGACGAGATCTGTCTTTCCTTTGCCGCGAACTCGAAGAGTGAAGCCGTCATCTGTCTGCTCAAGATCTGCGCCCATGAGTCCTGAAACTTCCATCGCTCTCAATCCAGCGAAACAACCGAGAACGAACCATGAGCGCATCGGCTCGTTCGTCATGCTCAACAGAGTCGCAGCTTCACGATCAGTCAAAGGTCTCGGGTGATTACGCGTCTTTCGAATCACAGGCAACTTCAGCGTCGGATTGTTGTCTACAATTCCGAGCTCGTTCATCGTGCGATAGATACTCGTCAGTCGCCACATATAGTTTGCGCGAGTGTTGTTCTTTGTTGCTTTCAAGATCAGATCTTCGCAGTCTTCAATCGTGACGTCTTCAGGGTGTTTCGCGAGACGTCGCAGATGCGCAACATCATTCACCCAGAGATGTCTCGACCAGCCTTTCGCTTCGTATCTGCGCTTCAGCTGTCGCTCGATTTCCTCGATGGGAATACGCGCGACACGCTGAGAACTATTCCCTGTTGCGTAAACGTCTGTCATGTGTGCTAGTTTCTCCACTGTTACTTATCTCCCCAGATAGTCGGATCGCTGATCTCGTCGATAAGTTGCGAATAGTAAAACATCTTGCAGATGTAGATCTTGCAAGATTCAGGGATTCACTCCCACTCGAGTGTTTCCTGAGCTTTACTGAGTCGCACTTATCGCGAGTTCATAGATCTGTTGTAACACGGAACAGGCACAAAGATTCAATCTTTCGCGGAATTGTTTCAAGTTCAGCTCTCTGCTGGAACATTCCCGAGATCTGATCTCTGTGCATGATCCGTTCAAACTCAACGGACTGGACATCTCATGAATCACTTCTTGCCTTTTCTTATCAACATCTCGAGCCTGCTGTTTGTCTTTGGACTGGGACATCTCATCGGCGGCTTTCAAGAATGGAACAAGCCTGACGGCACTCGCGAAGTCGTCAAGCAGAATCACGCTCTGCGCAAGATCAACGCTCAGCTGCGTGAAGCATCGGCGAAAGTCGATCAGCGATGACTCATCTTCAATCTTCTGTCGTGAGCGCGTTTCCTTCGCGTGCTCGTGACGACGAGCGGGCTCCTGCGCTCTTGTCCATCGCGGTTGAGCCTGCTCGTCACTCTGTGATGTTCATCGAGTGCGAACGATGAGTCGCGCCAAGGCGAAAGGAACAGCGGCCGAGACTGCTGTTGTCAACTTTCTGATCGAGAACGGCTTTGCCGGTGCTGAGCGTCGTGCTTTGTCTGGCGCATTCGACAAAGGTGACATCGCTGGCGTGCCCTGCGTCTGCATCGAAGTGAAAGCTGCAAAGTCGTATTCGATCCCAGCATGGCTCAAAGAACTTGCAGTCGAGAAGAAGAACGCGAAAGCAGACGTCGGCATTCTTGTGATCAAGCCTGTCGGCGTCGGCGCAAAGAACGCTGGCGACTTCTGGGCAGTCATGACGCTGTCGCAGATGACTGATCTTCTTCGCGACGCTGGCTTCGGTGATGAGCGTGATCTGTCATGAGAGTGCCAGAGATCTGGTTCGCGTTGCCCGACTTTCGTGACGGTCTCTGCGCGACTGAACCCTTGCCAGATCTGTTCTTTCCTGACACTGCTCGCGAAGAGCGTGACTGGGCGCATCTGTATCGAGCGATCTGTGAGTCATGTCATCGACGCGTCGAGTGTCTGGACTATGCACTCGAGAACAACATTGAGCACGGCGTCTGGGGCGGTTTAACACCGGCTCAGCGCGAAGTGATCAAGCCATTCAGAGACAAGCGCATTCTGCTGATCGACGCTTTCGAGCAGCTGCGTGCGACAGGTCTTTCAGAAGAGCAGTCGCTCGATGAACTCGACACGAGTCTGAACGGAATCTACAAGTCGCGAAGACATCGCGATCGACAAACAACCAAACACAACACAACACAATCGAAAGAGGACAAGCCATGCACGATCAACTAATTGCGGCGTCAAGTTTCGCTCTCGCTTTGAGCGCAGTCGCACTCACTTATCATCTCGCCATCAACATCGGAAAGCGTCGAATGCTGGACAGCATCATCGAAGACATCTCTCTGGGAATGGCGCAACGTCAAGTCGATGAGTCAAAGATTCAGTCTCAAGCACTGATCGACAACGCGAACGGAACTCCGATCGCAGACTCGCTCGCTCGAGAGCTGAAGATCGAGATCAACACTGAGAAGAGTGACTGCGAATGAGCACACAACATTCACAAGATCTCGTCGAGTTCGATGCTCAAGTTGCTCACTGGATCTCTGAGTATCGACGTCTCAAGCGTGAGATCGCACGCATCAACGAAGCGATCGACATCGCTCGAGCACACATCGAGTCAGCACTCGGCGAAGCAAGTCTCGGTCTCGTCAATGGTGCGCCAGCAGTGCGCTTCAGCATCGTCGAGTCTGAACGTCTCGACATCAAGAAGGCTCGCGAAGTGTTGCCTGCGCAAGTGCTTGAGCTGCTTCTGAAGAAGTCTCAGAGTCGTCGCTTCGTCGTGCTAGAAGAAGGTGACATCTGATGAGACTTCTCGATCTCTATTGCAAAGCAGGTGGCGCATCTACTGGATACGCAGACGCAGGCTTCGAAGTTGTCGGCGTCGACATCAGTCGTCAGAAGCGTTATCCGTTTGAGTTCATTCAAGCAGATGCTCTCGAAGTGCTCGCTGACGTCGACTTCTTGAGCACGTTCGACGTGCTCGCAGGATCGCCGCCATGTCAGACGCACAGCATCACGAAGAATCTGCGCATCGCTCAGGGCAAGTCGACGACGAAGGTCGATCTGATTCCTCAGACGCGTGCAGCTTTCATCGCGTCTGGCAAGCCTTACGTCATCGAGAACGTGCCTGGCGCGCCGATGATAGATCCGATCATTCTGTGTGGATCATCTTTCGGTCTTCGAGTTCGTCGTCATCGCCAGTTCGAGTCGAACGTCAAACTCGCTGAACTGCCTTGTGATCACAAGTCTCAGGGACGTCCTGTCGGTATCTATGGCTCAATGCGCGACGAGATTCCTCATGGCGGGAAGACTGCGACGTCGATCGAAGAAGCACGTCATGCGATGGGCATCGAATATATGCTCTGGCATGAACTCGTCGAAGCGATCCCACCTGCTTACACACATCACATCGGCAAGCAGCTGATCGAGTTTCTGGGCGATGCATCATGACGAAACTTCTCTCGCCTGTCTCTGAAGATCGAGCGATCGTTCAGCGTCTTCAGTCAGTCATTCGTTCGCACTCTGCGAACAGTCCACGCTCGAAGCAAGTCAACATCGGTCCGTCTGAGATCGGCGTTCAGTGTGCTCGTCGTCTCGCGTATCGCTTGCTCGACTGGACTCGCACGAATGACTCTTCTGATCCATGGCCGTCGATCTCTGGCACTGCTTTGCACGCTTGGCTCGCTGATGCTTTCGCAGCTAACAACGCTGACGCCGACTGGCTCGTCGAGCATCGTGTCACTATTCGCCAGAACTTGTCAGGCAGTCTCGATCTGTTTCACCGACCGACGGGCACAGTCATAGATCACAAGTGCGTCGGCAACACTTCCATGAAAGCACGCAAAGCTGACGGACCTACGCATCAGCAACTTGTTCAGCTGAATCTCTACGCGCTTGGACTTGAGCTGCAAGGCGAGACAGTCAAGAAAGTCGCGCTCGCTTTCTATCCACTGGGCGGCTCTCTCAACGGCATGCACGTCTGGGTCAGTGACTACGACTCGAAGCTTGCACTCGATGCGCTGGCGCGTCTCGATACGATCAAAGATCTCGTCGTCGCTCTTGATCCTGAAGAGGACTCATCTCGCTGGAACTTGATCCCTGCAGTCGCAACTTCATGCTCGTTCTGCCCGTTCTATCTGCCCGGCTCGACTGATCTTTCGCAAGGTTGCCCGGGGGCTTCATCATGAATCTCTTCGTCCTTGCTGTTGTCATGATCTCGATCACTCTGATCTCTGGCTTCGTTCTCGCGTGTCTCATCGGCGCGCTGATCAAAGCATCTCGCGCAGAAGAAGAACGTCTCGCACGTCTCGACTATTTCTCGATGCACGACGCGCCATTCGATGCGCATGACAAGTCTGTCGACGATCGTCTGACGAGCGACTGACACACACAAGCCACCGGCATTCACTCGAATGTCGGCACAACTAAACACAACAACGAAAGGGGACAAGACATGTCCTTCGCTAGTCCAGCGAGCTCAGAGCTCGGACCGAAGCCTGCAGATCTGAACGGTCATCTGCTCATCATCACGCCCAACGAATACAAGACGGGCATCGTGACAAGTCTCGGCGAAGCTGAAGCGATTCAGTGTGACGTCGTCGATCTTGACACGAGCGAGGAACACTTCGATGTTCTCTTCTTCAATGTCGCTCTGCGAAGTGCATTGAAGCCAAACATCGGCAAGCAAGTTCTCGCACGAATCGGACAAGGAATCGCAAAGCCAGGAAAGTCGGCGCCGTGGATCTTGAACGATGCGACGCAGTCAGCAGATGACATCAAGTGCGCGACTGACTATCTCTCAGCGAAAGCGACTGGAGCATTCACGAGCGCGCCAGCTGTTGAAGCAAAGACTGGCAGTGCTGACGCTTTGAAGAGTGTCGTCGATGTCAACGACCCAGCGATCGCAGCTCTTCTCGCTTCGCTCACTCAGTAGCAAAGCACTTCAGGGGATAGCTCGTCGAGTGCGCTTCGTTGGTTTTCGAATCAACGAGCTGGCGCACTCGACGAGTCTCTACTACACACACAAAGGACAAACGAATGACCATCAAGATCACGGACAAAGACTGCGAACTCGTCTTCGAACTCGCACGCACATCATGCCCAGACGGCGGAATCTCTCAGTGCTATTCGTGCACGCGAGAGCTGCTGGCAAAGATCGTCGAAGAGCACGTCAGCCATGAGCTGTGCGTTAGCTTGCCGAACTTTCCGATCAGCAAGACGTCTGAGACTTCAGCGAACACGACAGGCGTCACATTCGTGTCGAGTGTTGACATCGCACAGATCGAGACGCCAGCAGTCTCAGCTTGTGCAGACGGTGACTTCTGCAAGCGCATCGACGGACGAATCGTGCACGACAAGTTCTGCAACTCGATCAACCATGCAGACGAGAACGACTCATGAACGACACGATCTGGATCTGCAACTCGTGCTCATACTTTGGCACAGGACAACAGCAGCTCGACAAGCACTTGCAAGAGCACGCACTGGCGACACTGATGGCGCGAGACTTACAAGAAGAAGGACAAGCAAGTGGACTCACTGTTTGAAGACTTAAAAGACATCTACTCGATCGAAAGCATGATCGACATCAAGAAGCGCGACAACGGCTTGACAGCTGTTTCGACGTTCTCAGGTTGTGGCGGATCATCGTTAGGTCTCAAGATGGCTGGCTGGCGTATCGCTTACGCTGTCGAGTTCATCGAGCCAGCGCGTGACACATACGCCGCAAACTTTCCAGACACATTCATCGACTCGCGCGACATTCGCGAGATCACTGCTGACGACATTCTGAGCAAGCTTGGACTACAAGTCGGCGAGCTTGATCTCTTCGAAGGTTCGCCACCATGCTCGAGCTTCTCGACTGCGAACACGTCAAAGAACGCTCGAGTCGGCTCGATGAAGATCAAAGACTATTCAGACGGCGTTAAGCAGACGACTGACGATCTCTTCGACGAATGGCTTCGTCTGCTCGAAGGTCTCATGCCTAGAGCTTTCGTCGCTGAGAACGTCCCCGGCATGTTGCAAGCAGATGCGCTCGACATGCTTCACGACATCGTGACGCGCATGACAGCACTTGGCTATCACGTCGAAGCGAAGATCTACAACGTCGCCGCGTTCGGTTGTGCCACTGCTCGTCGTCGTCTGATCTTTCAGGGAATACGCAAAGATCAGGGCGTCGCACCTTTGCGCCCGTCGACTCTCGGTTGCAACGCGTACACACTGCGCGAAGCACTCGAAGCGATGACGCATGAGAGTCCGCAAGATGAGATCGACAAAGCGTTCGCGCAGATACCGTCTTACAAGCGCGAATGGAACAAGCTCAAGCCGGGCGAGGGATCTGACGTGATCTTTCAGATACAGCGATGCGCATGGGATAAGCCCGCGCCAACTTTCACAAAGTCTGGCGCGTACTCATCTGCGGATCCTATGCACCCAGATGAGTGTCGCAAGTTCACAGCGACAGAGATCGCATGGCTCTCTGGCTTCCCAGCTGACTTCATTCTGACTGGGAATCCGTCTGAGCGATACGAGCGCATCGCGAGAGCAGTTCCGCCACCGTTGTATCGCGCAGTCGGTGCAGCTCTCGAGCAAGCGTTATCAGGTGAGCGATGAGCTTCGAGATTCCGAACGAATGGACGTTCAAGAACAGCGAGATCGCACGCGACTTCGAGTCGCACGTTCGTGAGCAGCTGCCGTGGTACGAGCTTGCGACGTCAGCTGTCGCACAGATCGCACGTCACTACATCGGACAGAACGGCTATGTGTACGACGTCGGCGCATCGACTGGCAACATCGGTCGAGCTCTTGCTGACACGTTGACAGCACGCAAGGCGACACTGATCTCGATCGAAGAGTCGAAAGAGATGACTCTGCGCTTCAGTGCGCCCGGACATCTCGTCAACGAGCGCGCACAAGAGTACGACTTCAAGAGCTTCGACTTTGCGACGTGCTTTCTTGTGCTCATGTTTCTTCGACCTGAAGAAGCTGTCGAGCTGCTCGATCGTCTGATCGCGAACATCGCACTCGGCGGCGCTCTCGTCGTTGTCGAGCGAACACTGCCCCCAGACGGCTACGCAGGTTTAATCACGTCACGCATCACCATGAACGAGAAGCGACGCTCAGGCATCTCAGGCGACGCGATCGTCGACAAAGAGCTGTCACTCGCTGGGGTTCAACGACCCATCGCGAGCGACGTGTTCACGTCACGCGGTGGCGTCGAGTTCTTTCGCTTCGCTGACTTCGCTGGCTATTTATTCGAGCAGAAGTCATGAGCTACATCAAACGACAACTAGAAGAGGACAACATGAAAGACAAGCAACTACTCATCGGACTCTCAGGCTATGCGCAGTCCGGCAAAGACACAGTCGCCGACTATCTGCGCGAGCATCATGACTTCATTCGAGTCTCGTTCGCTGATCAGATCAAACAGGCTCTCTATGTGCTGAACCCGATGATCGCGCACGATGCTCGCGTCGACTATCTTCAGACGTATCTCATGAACTCTTCATGGGACGAGATGAAGCAGAACAAAGAAGTCAGACGACTGCTTCAACGACTGGGCACACAAGTCGGGCGCAACTTTATCGACGAGAACATCTGGCTCGATCGTGTCTTCAAGTCGAAGCTGTTCGACAGCACTGCGAGCATCGTGATCACTGACGTGCGCTTTGAGAATGAAGCAGACGAGATCAGACAGCGAGGCGGCTTCATCTTGCGCATCGAGCGCGAAGGTGTCCATGCATACAACAGACACGCGAGCGAGACTGCTCTTGACGACTACGACTTCGACGTGATCGTGCCCAACAACGAGTCGATCGCTGACTTGTATTCGAACGTCGATCAGATCGTGAAACTGCTGTCATGAACGAAGCGCAGACACAGACATCGTCATCGAACGACATTCTCAGAGCTGCTCTCGAGTTTCGCAACGCTGGCATCTCAGTCATACCAGTTAAAGCAGACGGCTCGAAAGCATCGCTCGTCGCTTGGAAAGAGTTTCAGTCTCGACTCGCGACGCGTGACGAGCTGCTCGAGTGGTTCATCGACTCGCAAGGCTTCGCAGTCATCACAGGTTCGATCTCTGGCAACTTGGAGATGCTCGAACTAGAAGGACGCGCAGTCGAGTCAGGCTTGTTTCAAGAAGGGCACGACATCGCGATCAACTCTGGACTGGAAGACGTCTGGCAGATCTTGTCGCAGACGTATCACGAGCAGACACCATCGGGCGGCGTTCATTGGTTATATCGCATCAGTGACGCGCCAGTACCACGCAACACGAAACTCGCACGAAAGCCGGGCGCGAATGACTCTGTCGACGTACTGATCGAGACTCGAGGTGAAGGCGGCTATGTCATCGTCGCACCAAGTCACGGCAAGACTCACGCGTCAGAGCGTGCATGGATACGTCTCAACAATTCGACAGTCGAGTCGATCGCGACGATCACGTTCGAGCAGAGAGAAGCACTGCACGACATCTTCAGAGCACTCGATCAGATGCCACGCGTCGAAGCGATCACTCAAAGCATGACAGTGCGTGACAGTGACGAGCTGCGCCCCGGTGATGACTTCAACGCTCGAGCACACTGGGAAGACATACTCGTCGGCTGGACTCGTGTCTATCAACGAGCAGATGGACAAGTCTTCTGGCGTCGACCCGGTAAGTCTGTCGGCGTCTCAGCATCGACTCACGCGAACGACGCGGACAACTTGTACGTCTGGACGACGTCGACAGCGTTCGAGTCTGAGAAGTATTATTCGAAGTTCGCGGCGTATGCACTGCTCAAGTGTGCTGGAGACTATGCGCGAGCAGCTTCAGATCTTCGACGACTCGGCTATGGTGGCGCGCAACTTCGAGTCGTGACAGAAGATGTCGTCAAGCTGACACCGTTATCAGACGTTCTCAAAGCGCATCACAGCGGCAGAGAACAGATCGACGATGAAGAAGACGATGAAGCGATACTCGCCGCTCTGAGACGCGCTCAGCTGTTTGCAGTCGAACTCGAGACGCAACAGATACGTCGAGAAGTGAAGCGTCGACTCGACGACGAAGACATGCTCGCAAGTTTCAGACAGCCGAGCTACATTCTGAGCGCGCGAGACGAGCTCGATCTGCCAGACGAAGAGACAGCATGGCTCGTCGAAGATCTGTTTCCGACAGGTGCGAACATTCTGCTGACAGCTGCATACAAGTCGGGCAAGACGACACTCGTCAACAATCTCGTGAAGAGTCTCGTCGATGAAGAGTCATTCTTGAATCGCTTCAACGTCGCCCAGCACGACGGGCGCGTCGTCATCTTCAACTATGAAGTCGAAGCGCGACAGTATCGCCACTGGGTCAGAGACATGAACATCAAGAACTTGGACAAGATCACACTCGTGCATCTGCGCGGCTTACGCATGCCAGTGTCAGTCGAACACGTCGAAGACAAGATCGTCGACATGCTCACAGAGCTCGACTGTCAGACATGGATCGTCGACCCGTTCGCACGCGCATTCGTCGGCTCTGGTGAAGAGAACAGCAACTCAGACGTCGGACGCTTCTTAGACACACTTGACGTCATCAAAGAGCGAGCAGGTGTCAAGAATCTCGTGCTACCTGCACACACTGGACGAGCACAAGAGCACGGCATTGAACGCGCACGCGGTGCAACACGACTCGACGATCATGCAGACGTTCGCTGGCTACTCACAAAGCAAGACTCTGGTGATCGCTTCTTCAGTGCATCAGGACGCGACGTCGAACTCGAAGAGCAGCTGCTCAGCTTCGACACAGAGACGCGCAAGATGAGCATCGCTCGAGCAACAACACGCAAAGCACACTCACGCGAACGCATCGAACAGCGAATCGTCGACTATCTACGCGCCAACCCAGCGACAAAGTCATCAGAGCTCGAACGATCAGTCGGTGGAAACGCCGCCGACTTCAGAAACGCTCGCGAGCAACTACTGCGAGAAGGACTCATCAGATACGACGATTTAGGACCGACAAAGCTCTGGTCGACGACAGACGTCAAAGCGTTCAGAGAGACAGCGAGCGCATCATGAAAGACATGATCTTTACATACTCGACCAACCGCGACCAATACTCGACCAAGAGCCGCGGTCGTTATTCGTCTCTCTTATATAAGAGACGAACAACATGAACGCCAGACGAGCAAGGGCATTCTCGACCAAAGAGAAGCACTGCAACAGATGCAGATCACCGATCTGGCAGACACACACAACTTCGGGCTGGCCCGTCAGACTCGACGTCAATCGACTCACGCTTCTCGAAGAGCTGCAAGCACGACTCAGAAAGAGATCGACGTATCAGCTCAAGCCTGACTACTCACGCACCAGCTGGAGCGTCATCTATCGCACAGCGCGACTCATCAGCACGAGCGTCGATCAAGTCGTTCTCGCTGATCACGAATGCCACCCGATGACGACACGAGAACACCCGATCTACTTCACGCCCAGAGAACACGACTATCAGACAACCGAGGAGCCCGAGTTCTAATGACATGCAAACTCTGTCCACGAAAGACACGCGACGAACGCACACTCTGCGACAAGTGCGAACAAAGACTCAAAGCACGACTCGCAGAGATACCAGTGCTTCACGCTGAATCGAAGAACAATCTGATGCCAGCAAAGAACTCAGGATACGGCGCCAGATCCAGTGAACGCACCATCGGCATAAACATCAACGCGCTCGACTACTCGTCAGCACGACCCATTCTCGCGATCATGCACGAATGGGAACGTCTCATCAGAGAAGAGCGCAATCTGACGCCACCGGCATTAGTGCGACGCGAACGAAACACAGCAGACGAAGTGCTCAGCACAGTGCGCTTTCATCTCGCTCACTTCGACTGGATCATCGAACAAGAATGGATCGACGAATACGCACGAGAGATCGCGACTCTCTACTCGACAGGGTGCACAGCTGCACGACGAGACAAACATGCAGACAGACGCATCGCATGCCCTGCACAGATCAAAGACAAGATCTGCTCAGCACTCATCACAGTAAACGCCGACGACATGTTCGCACGAATAACATGCAGAAGATGTCACACAGAATGGACGACAGGACGACTCGTCGCAGTCGCACTCTCGACACCTGAGCAGACAACATGGCTCGACGCAGAGTCGATCGCAAGCTGGACAAACATGAGCGAACGCAACGTCAGACGAATCGTCGCGAAGAACAAGATCACAAAGAAAGGACAACTCATAGATCTTAATGAGTTTCTCGAACATCGAGACACACTCTGAAGAATGTCCGCGCGAGCCTGATACGATGAGCACAAGCGCGAGAAACACAACTCAGCGCAGAGCCTGACTTCACAAGAGTCGGGCTCTTTGCATTTACAAAGGCGAGCAGATGAATGTCAAGATCCAGATCGCTGACATCTGTGTCGAAGTCGATGACTTCGTGGACACACCAACAGTCGAAGCCGTAGAGACACTTCTTTCACGCACAGCACAGACAGCACTCTCACTTCATGCGCATCTCTACCAAAGCCTCACAGAAACTGTGACGACGTCAAGCGACAAGCCGACACAGAGCTGACAAGTGTCACTCCTCTCTTGTCTCGACTGTGGCGTCGTCACTCAAAGATCACGATGTAACTCATGCGCAGACATCGCACGCGCAAGATACGCGCCACGAGCAAGAGTCAGAGCAAGCAGCTCAGCACGCGGATACGACTCGAAGTGGCGCATCATCAGACTGCAAGTGCTCGAGCGCGATCGCTGGACATGTTACAAGTGCCAGAAACATCTCATCGGCACAGACGCGACAGTCGATCATCTGACGCCGATCAGTCAAGATCCCAGCAGACGACTCGACAAGACGAATCTCGCCGCATGCTGTCGATCATGCAACTCTCGAAAGCGCGACAAGTGATCACCGTCAGACACGCGAAAGACGGCGGCGGCCGTTTTTTCTAGGTCGGGCGCACGAC